AATATAAAAGGAATATTTGAAATAAAAAACTTTTAATAAAATTATTTTAAATATTTATTGAATATAAAAAATCCCTACCAGCAAAGCCAATAGGGAAATTATAATAATACTTAAACCATTTAACTTATGAAAAGACAAATTTAAACAATTTTTCCATCTCTTATTTGAATATTTTTAACATTTGATTTCCCGTTCTCTATTTCAACTATTGCAAACCCATGATTGTGCATTGAGAATGGCATATACTTAGGACTTAGTAAGGTTAAACAACCAGTGCTATAAGTGTTTACAAATTCCTTAAATCCTGTTTTCTTTTGAGTTGTAGATGTACGATGCACATGACCTATTAAAGTATTACATAAGGTTTTGTTTAAAAGGTTTTGGCTTGGATTAACTCCGCCACCTCCGTAAAGTTCATGACCATGTAAAACCAATAAATCTCCCATCTCCATTCCTTGCCAATCTTCAACCATGATAATACCTAACTTATCTAATCTAAAAAATATGTTAAATTGTAAGTCATGCAACTGTGCAAATTCTTCTGCACCATCATTTAATGCCCTTGCATATCTATTCTCATGGTTTCCTAACTTATAATAAATAGGTATGTTTCTGAATATGTCCCTTAGCTTTTGTAGAAATTCCCTGTTCATATCTACCTCTCTTTTTAGATCCCTTTCATCTTTTGATGGATTATGTCGGCTTATGCTCACCATGTCCTGTATATCCCCGTTTAAATAAAGGCAATCAATGTTTTGCTCCTTTAAATGTTTGATAGCACAGGTAAGAGCAGTAAGATCATGGTAAGGGAAATGAATGTCTGAAAGTATTCCAACTTTTTTTAAATTGCTTGGTAATTTAGCAGATAAATATTCTTTGCCAATGCTTGGTTCAATACCAAAGTTGTCTAATGTTTCAAGGTTGTAGTTTACAATAACTGGTGGCATCTCATGATTAACTGCCTGCAAAGACCTATCCCTTGCCAAAATATTGTACTGGCTCATTAATTTCCTTAATGAATTTGCACTTTTATATCCATACATTTCATAAAATGAATTGTAAAAATCCGTTTTGCTAAGATTTGTAGAAAAGAAATGTTCCTTAATCTTTTGCAGTTTATCTTCCATTTTCATATTCCTCCATTATAACATCAACTAAAAATTCGATATTGTTTAAAACTTTCATTCGTAATGCAAAGCCTGCATCATCAATGTACTGAATATTTTCCATGACATCCATCATAGTTTCAAGAAGATCGTTTGCTTTGCTTCTTTTATTTTCTATTTGCTCAATCGTTTTATTTGGCATCAATAGATATATTTAAAATAAACCCAGACAGAAATTAATAATCCTTGAATTAGCATCGTTAATATTGCCCATGTAGGAATCACTTCTTTAACTATTCTTTCAAAGGTTATATGCTCGGTTTCTTTTAATTTAGATTGGTATTGTTTTTCGTACACATTCTTTATTGAATCTATATCGATTGTGGCTTTGATAGTTCCCTTGTAAGACCTTATTATTATCTTGCCTTGTGGTATTGTTATCTTGCTATAAAATCGTGTCAGTAAGCCTAAAGAATCGCAAGGATTTTCTATGATTAAGGTGTCCTTAACTGAATTGTAAATATGTACTATCTTTTCAGTTCTGAAGGTATCTATTTTGATAATAGACTTTTGTGTTTCTACCTTGCTTGTCTTGCAAGATATAATGGTAAGAAGTATAAGTAGGATTGCTAATTTGTTTGTCATGAAAAATAAAGTTTGGATTCTGCTTGCCTTCTTTGTGTTAAGCCTTTAACTGGAACTCCTTTGACTTTATTCCAAATCAAAAATTGGCTTTCAATAAATTTGTCATTAGGATTAGCATTGACTTTTTTAAGTAGTGTGCTTTTCTTCAATGCACCTGTGCCGACATTATAAGCAAATGATACTAAGGCATCAAATTGGTTTTGAGTAATGTCATCTCTTGTAAATGAATCAACTGAACTTTCATAATGCTTTAATACATTTAAAAAGATTTCAGTTGCTCTTGCTTGGGTAATCTCTGGATCTGTCATCCTTACCTTTGTACCATCTGGATAGTATGTGCATCCAATTGATATTGTCGGAATACCTGCAGGACATAGGTAAGGTTTTAACCTAACTCCCTCAAATCTTTTTAGCAGGTCGAGTCCTTTTTGGCTTATCTTCATCAAGTTTGCTTCTTAACTCTATGTTTTCAGTTCTTAAATTATGAATTTCGGTAGTCAAGGTTTCAACCTTAATTTTTAAATCGGCAACTTCTTGCTTCATATCGTTTGCCATTTCTCGCCAAATCTTAATTGCTTCTTGGACATTGGTTATCTCGCCAGCCTCAACTTCAACCTGTGCTTTTTTTCTGCCAAAAATCCATGTGATTATTGATGCAAAGAATGCAGTCAATGTTGGCAAGATAACTTCATTCCAATGTTCCATTACTTTTTAAGTGCTTTTAAGATTTGTGCTTTTGCAATTATTGCAAAGTTTTCATTGTCTTTGACAAATGATGTAAATGTTTCAAGATCAGATGAATCAAGTTCCAATGATTCTCCTTTGTTTAATGCTAATGCCCATTCCCAAAATTTTAAAGCATCTCCTTTAGATTGTTGAACTAATGAGTTTGCAACTACTTTTCCTGCATTGGCATTTTCAATGATGTTTCCATCAAGATCCAATAGATTAAAATTTAAATCAATTTTCATTTTTGTTTTGTTTAGTTAAAAATTATGTAAATATATTATTTGTTTTTTAAAATTGTTATTTCTGCTGATAGTTCTTGTATGGCTTTTAACATTACAGGTACAATTATAGAATAATCTACGCTTTGCATTTTCTCGCCATCTTTTACACCGCCTACTGCATAAGGAATAACCTCTTGTAATTCGTGTGCCATAACTCCATAAACTCTATTGCCAGTTTCTTTATATTTGTAATCGTAAACTTTTATTTTATTTAAAATATCATTACCATTAAATTCTTTTAAATCAGTTTTTAATCTATAATCAGAAGTTACATTATATCTAACTAATCCTGCACTTCTATTATAATCAATACTTCCTCTTGAAGTTATAGATGTTTCCGTAGTAAACTCAATAAATAGATTATTACCACTTGATACTGCACTCCACAATTCTAATCCTTGTTGAGCAGAATTTGAATTTTTAAAAGTAGGTCCTGCATCAATACTATTTACATGTAATATTGTATTTGCACCAACTATTGGGGATGTAGTACCAATGCAAACTGCTCCCCCACTTGTAATTCGCATACGTTCAACCAAGTTTGTGCCGTTACTTGTCCATATTCTAAACGCACCTAATTCATTCCCTGATGTTGCATTTTCCTTAAATCCATCAATGGCTGCATATACTCCTTGTGCAGTTGTCCCCGTTTTATAACCATTAAAAGAAATACCTCCACCAACTCCAGCAGCCATGCTTGTATTATCTTGAATAAGTAGATGCCATCCTCCAGTATTTGCTTTAGCATTAACACTCGAAAACGTGGCTGCACCAGTGGAGGCAATAGCTAAAGCACTAGCACTATTTACTACAAATGACATAATATAAGGCAATGTAGGATGAGTTGCACCATATAAACCTATGTATGTAGTTGTATTTGAATTTGTTAAAAGTAGTCTACCTACTGAATCGCCTCCATTAATTCTCGCATCGCTACCACTTAAAATTAAATTACCGCCAGCCGTTACACTACTCGAAAACGTGGCTGCACCATTAGAATCAATTGTTGCACGAATGAATGAATTTGTTCCAAATTGTAATGATGTTGCACCTAAAGTTCCTATTTGTGTAGCATATGCACTTCCATTGTTAAAAACATTTGTTCCAGTACTACTTCCTAAAACCCAAATACCATTACCACCCGTATTAGCTAATTGAATAGCTTGATAACCAGTCGTTGCAGATATAGAAGTAAATACATTTGAATTATTTCCAACCGTACTAGTAATAACTCCGCTAAACGAAGCAGTTGTTCCAAATAATGCTCCAGTTAATGTACCTCCAGTTAATGGTAAATATCCACTTAAAGCAGAACCATAATTAGGAATATTTAAAACTCCAGTAGTTGAATTATAAGTTGAATTTCCCGAAGTTCCCGTTGTTGTTAAACTTACCGATGCTCTTGCTAAAGCATCTGTGTATTGAGTTAATGAAGTACTAATAACTCCTGTAGTTGAATTATAAGAAATCCCTGAAGTACCTGATAAAAAAGATGCAGTAATACCACCTAATCCACTTAACGTATAAGTTGGAATATTTAATACGTTAGAAACTAATGTAGCAGAACCACTTGATCCTGTAGTTGTTAAACTTGTAATTCTATTTGTGTATGCAGTATCCCAATTTGTAGCAGATGCGGTAGTTGGTATTGCATATCCTGCAGTTAAACTAAATACACCTGTTGTATTGGTATATGTTAATCCTGTGGCAGAAGAAGATAATTCAGTTAAAGCAATATAATTATTTGGGTTTGTCGCATTATAAGGTGTAAAACCTAAAGCAGTTGCAATGGATTTCTTTTCCCATAAATTATTAGATGTATTAAATGCTATAATATCATTATTAGCAGGAGATTGAGCCGATACATTATGGATTTCATCTAATTCATATCCATTTTGTATCTTAACTTCAATCTGTCCTAATGTCGGATGCGCCCTTGTAATTACACCAATATAAACTAAATGATTAGGAGCATATTGCTTTGTAGCAGTATAAGTACCAGCAGTAGTAGGAGATAAATAAAGTTGTTGTCCTTCTGTAAATGCGGATGTATCTATACCTGTTAAATCTCCAGTTAAAACAACATAGCCTTCAGCATTGTTAGCAATATTTGCTTGACATAATCCAAATGTTTGAGCAGATGTAGAATCACCAGTTGCTAATGCTTTTTCCACAATTGGATTATTGCCTGTAGCACCAGTAATGTAAACAACTGTTCCCTTTGTTAAGGTTGCACCTGTTTGATTTCTTACAAGCCTAACTAATGTGCCTGCTTGTCCAGCGACAGGAAAAGCAATTAAACTACCATCACCTCCAACATATTGAGTTGTATCACCTGTTGGATATGGATAATAAGTTGCAGTATCGTAAGAAATTGTACCTGCAGTAGATTTAACAAAACCTGTACCTGATAAATTATTTTGCTTTGTATTTAAAGCATTCTGTAAATCAGTTTGGTTAGATAAAGTCCCTGTAATGCCACCCCAAATCGTTCCAACCGTAGGAGAAACCTCGATGTAAGTAGCACCAGACCAACGATAAATCTTATTAGTATCTAATGCAACGTATATCTTGCCTGTTGTACCACTTGCAGGAAATGCTGCTAAATCAGCAAACTCTAAAACATCATCTACATAAGATGGTAATTGAGTTGATGGAACTAAGCCTCCGCCATCAAGACTTGCATATCCATTGGCAACTCCTTTATTTGCTGCGTTCTCTGGTGTGTAACCTAAAGCAGTCGTTACATTGCCACTTGTTAATGATAATGTACCTCCTAATGTAAGATTTCCACTTGTTGTAACCGTTCCACTTAAACTTAATCCACTAACCGTTCCTGTGCCACCAACAGATGTTACCGTTCCTACATTAGTAGTATAACCGCTTGGATTAGAGGCATCATATTTTAAGTTTAAAGCAGTTTGTGTCGCGGTACTAATTGGCTTTAATAAATCAGTAGTATTATCAACATTACCCAAACCAACCATTGATTTAGTAATACCTGAAACCGTACCTGTAAATGTAGGAGATGCCAAAGGTGCTTTAGTATCTAATGCAGTTTGTGTTGCTGAACTTATTGGCTTATTAACATCGCTTGTATTATCGACATTACCTAAACCAACCATTGCCTTTGTTATGCCACCAACTGTACCCGTAAACGTAGGATTATTTATATCAGCCTTTAAATTTAAGGCAGTTTGTGTTGCAGTAGAAATAGGTTTATTGACATCACTTGTATTATCTACATTTGATAAGCCAACCATTGATTTAGTTATTCCACTAACTGTTCCTGTAAAAGTGGGTGATGCTAATGGTGCTTTGGCATTTAACGCAGTTTGTAAATCAGTTTGTCCAGATAATGTACCTGTTATTTGCCCCCAAGCAACTACTGCACTTGAATTTATTTGAGTATATGCTGAACCACTCCAACGATACATTAAACTTGTATCATTGATAACATATAAAGTTGTTAAATCACCTGTAATTGGTAATGCACTAAATGTACTTGCCAAATAATAATTAGATCCAATAATATTCCCAGATGTTTGAGATACATTGATTGAAACTAAATTTGGAGTTACATTCAGTTGTACGTTATCGGAATTATCGGTAACAATTATATCAATAATATCGTTTGCCATTATCTTGTAATTTCTTGGGTGATTGAAAAGATTCCTTGAACGTATGTCTTAACCGTATTGTCGGCAAATCTAATTTCTATATCATATTCATAATCATTAACAGGTATATCAATAATTTGAGTATTGATTTTAAATAAACCTGCAGTTGGTGATGTGATTGTAATTCCTGCACCACTAACAGATGTTAATGATAAAGCAGGTGTTATGTCATCTGCATTAGTTCTTAATTGCATCCTTATAATTGCACCTGTAAGATTCTTTGCAACATCATTAATCTTCAACTCAAAGTTTACTTGATCGAATGTATCTGCTTTTATATGGCTAAAATTAAGACTCATTTTCTATTTTTTTTAAATATACTTTTAATTTCTTAACGTTTTCTTTCTTGGGTTTATAACACCCAACCAATGAAATCGGCTTCTTTACTTGGGAACACATCGGCATTACTGTTTGAATTGTATTCTGGATATAAATTATTATTAAATGACATATAGTCAATAAATCTTCTTGTGTAAGATTGAGCAATTGATCTTTCTTTTTCTACTAAGAAATCAATCTCTGATTTATCTACATTAGAACTATTCTCGCTACCATGTTTGTAAACTCCTTTATTTGCTATTGTATATGCTGCAAATGGTAAATACTCTACCATTGACCAATGTATCAACATAGGCTTTACATAAACGTTTAAAAGCATTAGATAATTGCCTGCTAAAGTATTGGCAACTATATCTGCATTTAATTTGTTAAATAAATCCGTTCCTAAATAGTTTTGTATATGGATGTCTTGCGCCAACTTAACCCACTGGATGAAATTATCTGTGTCGATATTTCCATTCAATGCAGTATATTTAATCAATTCATCTCTACTTATAAATAATGCAGTAGCCATATCTTATTTTGGTAAAAATCCTTTATTTGGCATATTTATTGGCTTTGTATAAACCAATTTGTTATTTGTTGGCAATATCTCACCTGCTTTTCTTGCTTGTGCAGGTGTAATTTCAACCGATCCCTTTTTTCTTGGATCTGTAAATCTTTTATAGGTTTCCCTTGTCCAGAAATGATGACAAGCACCACCTCCTTTATATAACCATATATCATAAGTATCTGCACCTTTTGGTCCAAATCCCTCATTCACAGACTTTTCACTCATGCGCATAATATCTTCTTTACGATACAACTTATTTGCAGCAGTCATTTTCTTGCAAAAGGTTCTGCTCTTTTCGGTTGTGTCCCCAGAATAACGATACCTTGAAATAAATAATTTGCCATCTTGTTCAGATTTAATGTCTGGTCTTGCAACTCCTGTGCTTACAAACTCATAAATCTTGGACATCAATGACTTTTTAGGATTGTTTAATGACTCTAATTCTGCATCTAACTGATCTTCTATATCATGGTCAACTATTCTTGAATCAACTAATTCCCATTCGTTTAAATCGATGTCTTCACCAAATTCTTCAACGTTTAATTCATCAATATGTGAAGATAAAGCAACACCAGTTTTTTCTTGGACTTGTTCATTAGTCATATTAGGGTTTAAGTCAATAAACTCCAATGGTTGTAATGTTTTGAAATAAAGATTTAAACTGATTTTGTTAAATGCTAAAACCTTATCAATTCCATCAAGAAATGTATCTTGGAAATAACGAATAACCATATTATCAAATAAGGTGATTGCATTTTTTAATTCATCTGCATTAGAACTAAATCCACTTGCACTTGGAATACCAAATTGCAATCCACTTACAACACCATGTCCTAAAAGTATTTTGGATTTTGATTCCTCTGATAAATACTCATAATGCTTTGGTGCTTCGTTTAAAGGAACTGAATCAACAGTTGTCTTTTTGGTTTCATCATTGTTAAATGAAACAACAACTTTCTTGCCTTTAGATCCTGTTAACGTTTTTGTAACCTGTCTTGATATTAATTCCCTTTTTTCTTCATCTGGAATACCATTATTAAAATTGACAATGCTTGTTGGACTGAATCCATTCTGTACATCGTTAATTAAATAATCTGCTATTTCTTCTTCCAGTTTAGCATAAGGAATACAACCAACATAGTCAACATTGCTATAATATTTTTGTCCTACTGTATAATTACCAACATATAGAATTTCTAATGTCTTATCACCAAATCCAAATGCAGGAATACGTTTTGGCTCAAACTTCTTTGTATCTTCCCAATTATCTGAATAGTAATATGCCTCTACTTCGCCTTTCTTATTGCATTTCTCTGCTCTTAAAAGTTGTACCGGTATATGTTCTACTCTTACAATTTGAGTTTTTTGCTTATTATAAATTAATTGATAGGCATATTGACCTAATAATTTTAAATCAGAAATTCCTTTTTTAAGAATATCTTTTCTGAATAGCATAATCATTTGTGCATATTCATTAGGCTTCTTGCTTGCATCGGTAGCATCTAAGCCACGACCATAAATCAACTTTACAATGTTGTTTATAACTGCATTGTTAGTTGTAGATCCGTTATACCTGTCAATTAAGAATTGGAAAAAGTTGTTGTCCTCTCCAAATTCAACCCAATTATCTCGCTTTGATTCTACAATTTTAGGTTGTGAGTATGCCTCCAACTGAATAAAATGTGAATTTAAATGATCTTTCTTATTCATAGAATATTATTGAATCTGTATTGCTTGTGTATGTACCAGAATTAACCGAATAACTTTCGGGAACTTGATTAGTACAAAATACTTTTATATTGTTTACTAAGTGGTAATCTAATTTATTATTAATTACCCCATAATATTTGATTTTAAAAGAATAGAAATGCCCTTCTTCTAAATCAAAAACCATTTTAAATGTACTAAAAAAACTTTTCTTCTTGCAATTTATCTTATGAGTTGTTTCAACATTAGTTGTTTCATTCTTAATAAATAAATAATTGGCATCACTTAATCTTGTTGGAATAAACGATACTTCTTGATTGCTTGAAGAAGATTTTAAAACGATCATAATGTATAAACGCAAAAAAGGCTTTTTGTTTTCTTTTTAACGAAAAAAGGAGGCATCTGCCTCCTAATTTCAACCCAAACAAACAAAATTTATTAAACTCCAGATGTAACCGTTACGCCAGCAGCAGTTAAAGTAGTTGTGATAAAGTTTGCAGGTAATGGTTCTTCTCCTACAATCGTTATAGTGTAACCAGACATATCGCCCATTGCTGCACCTGTAACAATTGTACCTCCTGTAACCTCAAGTCCATTTTTAAGTCCACAATAGAAAAGGTTTCCATTGTTGTCTTCAACGATTGCTTGTGGTCTACCAAATGCAAGTAATTTAATTTGCCTATGGTCTTTAATTGTTAATTGCTTTAAACTTAAATTTAAAGTTTGTGTAAAAAAAGTAGTTCCGTTTTCTCTTGAAGAATTGATCGTTTGCTCAAATGAACTTGATCCTTTCAAATCATATTTGAATCCGATTGGAGTCCCTGCAATAGCAGAAATTGCATCTGTGTTAGTTACATCATAAGTAACTCCAGTTGCATCTCCCTCATTCATAAAATAAACTGCTTTTAATCCACCAACACTTGTTTTGCAGGGTTCTAATCTCCCCAAAGATATATCGCATCCAGGCATATTGATTGAATTTAAAAGTTAAAAATAAGCACCCCAAATTAATGAGGTGCTATTTATTTTAGTTGGCAGCATTTGTGATACCGTAAGTAACAATATCAGAAGCAAATCCGTATTGTACTCCAGCAGTCATTCTCATAACAACGCGAACGTTTTGAGAACCATCAATGTCAGCCATGTCAATAACCTTAACTTCAGTCAAATCAGAGATAAGACCAGTACCGAAATACAAGTTAGATTTTTGAGTAGCAATTGCTTTTGTAGAAGCAAGACCATCTGCAACGAATAATTTGATACCATCAAAAGAAAGAGATCCATTGTTGTACCATTGTGTTCCCATTGCGTTAGTACCGTTAGCACCTAAACCAGATGCACCGAAACCACCCAAAGCACGAATGTAAGCACGAGCCATTGCTTGTGATACATAGATGTAAAGGTCATCTTTAGTGTATAAAGAAGAAGGGATAGCATCTGCAATCTTTCCTAATTCAGCAACGATAGTTGAAGAAGAAACGGCAGCACCTGCAACTTCTTGTCCAGAAGGCAAAGCAGCATCTAAAGCCAATAATGTAGATAAACCATCAAACTCACCTGCGTTAGCAGTAACACCTTCCCAGATATTAGTTTCGTTCTTAGCAGCAACTTTAGCAGCAACGTGTGCAACTAAGAAGTCAGCGAAAGACTTAGGCAATGTTTTGAAAGCAGAATATCCTTGCTCAACAGATAACCAATCAGAAGCAAAGTCTTTCTTACATAATTGTAAGTTAACTTGGAATTCTTCTGGTTGTAAAATCTTTTCAGTCAAAGTAATTGTCGATGTAGCATCGAAATCACAAGTTGCATTTTTCAAGATGCCATCTGTGGCAACTCTTTTGATAACTTGCTTAAAACGTACATTTGGTTTTACTTCAATACCACCACGATCAATGGTAGGTGAAGAAAGCAAAGAAGCAGCAATGATTTTATTTGCATACTCCCCAGCATAGGTTGTGGTAATACTTGTTGTAGTCGGCATTTTATTTAAATTTAATTAGTTGAACATTTTTTCAAAAACTTTATCTTGGATTGTTTCTGGTCTGTTTTGACCAAATGAGAATCCTTGCACTTTTTCCTCTGGCTCTGGATTCTGAACGATTGGTTCAGCACCTTCCTCTTGAGAATTTAATTTTACTTCCAATGCTTCTTTTTCTGATTTCAAAGACTCATTTTCAGCTTTAACTTCATTTATCTGTAAAGACAATTCAGTTCTTAATTTTTCAATTTCTGCAAAGAAAGTTTCCTTGCTAACTGATTCAACCACTCGTTTTGCTTGTGGTGCAGGTGCTTGTGGTGCTGCGTTAGCCTCCACTTCAATTTCAACTTCTGGTGCTGCTTCTTCTTCTGCAGGTGTAGCCTCTTTAACTTCGGCTATAATACCTTCAACTGCAACGACCAAAACCATTCCATCTTCTAATGTGTACTCGCCAACTGGCATAGGTACAACACCATCGGCAGTAACTATACCAACAGAAAAGTCTGGTGCAAATTCTTCAGCCTCGATAATGGTGATACCATCTTCTAACTTCATCTGCGCCAAATTAATCTGAAAGCCTAATGCTGCTTTAACTCGATTTTTTGTGCTTTTGTATTCCATATATATATTTAATTAATTACTAATTGGTAATAATTCTACTTGCTACTATTTTTCCTAAGCCAGCATATTGATTAAGTGCATTAATACTATTTAATAATTCACTATTTAATTTATAGGCATCTGTACTTTTTGGATCAAAACCAAATGACTTAGCATTTTGATTTAATTGCGCCATAATTGCATTTGATTTTTTTGTTAAATCAGCAGATACTTGAACTGCATCTTTTGATTTACCAATGGCAAGATTTAAATTATCTAATAAACCGAATGCTTTATCATCATTTGCTTTAGCTTGCTTAATTGCAGCAGAAGCCAAACCTATTAAACTTTTAACATCATCATAAAATCCCAATTCAACTTTTTGAGATGCTAATTCTACTTTATCAGTAGTAAATAATTTTTCAAATACTTTGCTTTCTATGCTCATTTTAGTTGCTTGTTGTGATTAAAACTCTTGGTACATTTGTATTTACTATTGTGGATGCTACACTTTGAACTAATGAACCCACTCCTTGTGATTGTAACTCACCATCACAACATTCAATACTATACGTTCCATCTGGACATAAGCATCCACGATTGCCACCTTTTGGACTTGATGTTTTATCTTTACTCATTTTCTAATATATTTAAAATTTGATTTACTAATTCTTCATCATTAATCTCTGGCAATAATTCCAAAGATAATTTATCAGCAAAGTACCCTTCAATAGAAAATCCTTTAATCTCTCCACTCTTTGCCTTTGACCAAATTTCTTCGTTATCAGCTTTCATTGATACCATCCAAGTCCCTTTAGGTAAACTAAATCCATAAGATTTAGATTTATCCATTTCTGGATCTGTAATTATCCATGATTCAACCAATGACATTCCATCTACTTTAGTTTGATGTTGTAATGTAGCATTAGATTGATTACCATTCTTTAAATACATTTGGCTTGCTTGCTCTACTGTACTTTCAGAAAAGAAAACTTGATATTTTGTATCTCCATCTTTACGAAAAATCATTTTATTAGGAATCAATGCTGGTCCCATTAATATTTTCTTTTCAGTATCTACTTCAGCTAAATTCATTTCGTACTCTTTAGCTAATGTAATGAAATTGCTTTCAATAGCAGGTCTGTCAACCAAACTTATTGCTTCAATCCCATCTTCATCATTTGAAATTATTAATTCTATGATCTTCATGGTGTATAAACGTTTTTTTAAAATTTTGTTACATTTTCATTAACCTAAACTTGCACTCATCACCTTATTTCTGTCCAGTGATTGTTGTGAACTTACTTCAGATGCAACAACATAAGCCTTTACTGGTTGTTGACCTTGACCTACTACCTGTGCAATTTGATTGACACCACTTGTGCCAACTACATTAAATTGTGGGGCAGTTGAATAACTTGGTGTCATCTGTGGATTTCCAAAAGACATATTAGATCCAGTTGCATTACCAGATTTAATATCTTGAATACCTTTTGCTCCTGCACTTACTGCAGCCAATCCTGCTGCTACTGATCCTGCTAATCCAATCCATGCCAATGGACTTGTAACACCTCCATCTTTAACAAAGTTTTTATTGGCATTAATTGCAATGCTTGCAATAGCAGCACCTTGTTCTAATATAATTGAAGCAATGGCTAATTCTTTATTCTGCCCAGAAATTTGTCTTAACCCTTGAGCAAACTGCATAACACTTGCAATGTATTGTCCTTGTATTCCAATTTTTGCCTCTGCTTCAATTTTAGCAATATTTTTTCTTTTCTCTGCTTCTTCATTTTCTACTGCAGTAATATTACCCATGTAGGTAGCCATTGAATTTAATTCAACGCTATTCTCAAATTCAATTTGTTTTTGTTTTTCTGCTGCTCTTAATTTTCTTTCTTCTTCTGCTTCAATTTCTATGGCAGCAATATTTTCTTCATAGACTCGAATAGAATTTGTCTGCGCATCTAATCTTGCTAAATCTGCTAATCTATCTTCTTCTTTCTTTTGCCTTAATTCCTCTCTCTTAGTTTTTTCTTCATTTAATAGTGCATTACGATTTACTAATTGCTCACTTTCTAATCCTGTGAGTTGTGCTGCAATACCTGCTTCATTATTTCTTGCATTAATTAATGCTATCTCATTTTCAATATTAGGCATTGTATCATACCTTACCTTAGCAGCATCGGTTTGATATTTTGCTTGCTTCTGCATTTCAGCATTTTGCAGTTTTAATATTTGACCTAATCTCTCATTTGCTTTAATTCTTTCTGGAATAGATAAAGCATCATTATCACGAATCTGTCTTTGTAATTCAGCTAAACGATCAAATTTTTCAATTAATCCTTGTTGAACTGCTGCTGCTCTTTTAGCATTATTTTCAAGTTTAGTAGTATCTGTTGCCTTACTAAAACTTTTGCCTAAGTTGTCAAAAAAATTCTTAAATGATAAATCTCCAGAAATAAGTTTTACTATATCTGAAAATATCATTTTTGTGGCAGTCATTGAAGTATTGAATAAATCAATTACTTTTTGATTTTGCCCTATTGTATCTTTAAATAATTGGAATGCCTCAAGCAATACACCAATACCTGCTGCCTTAATGGCTAACCCTAAGCCACTAAATGCTTTAGCCATTTTGCCAATACCACTCTCGGCTTTCTTGGTAGAATCAGCAATATCTTCTACCTTTTTATTGGTGTCTTCTAATTTATGGGTAACATCATCTACTTTCTTAGCAACATCATCTAAATTATGCTTAACTTTTAAGGTGATTATTTTCTCCTCCATATTCTTTTTATTTGATTATATCCTTTTTTCCAATCAGTTGGAAGTTCATTTTTACCTTTTGCAATCTCTATTGATTCGTGTTTTCCATAATGATTATTAACCATTAATAGATCTATTATATTCTTTATCATAAACGTAAATTGTTTGTTTTTGTCTTACTTTAATTTCTATTAATAAAATAGAATGGATTTAAATGTGAATAAAATGAATCATCTATTAAATAATTAATTGGCGTTAAATAATTGAACCAATCATGCGCCCACATATTTTCATCTAAATCTTTAATCTGGTTATAAAATTCTAATAACATTGATGAATGAATGACATAAAAATTATCATCACATAAATTTGAAACATCGCCACATCTTGACCTTGAAGAAATATTAAAACTATTAGGATCAAATTTGAAATCTGTAATATGTTGTTTAAATATTAAATCAAATCTTGTTAATAAAATATAATCATAATCTTTATATTCAGAATCTAAAATCAATTTTAATAAATTTTTAAATGTATTATTTCTTGATCTCCAATTGGCATTTAAATCATTTGGTATATTAACAAGGTCAGTAGTTACAATTCTTTGAATATTATAATCATTAATCAAATTTTCTAATTTTGGTGAATTATAAGTTGATGCAAAAAATGTACAATCATGATGATTAAATATAAATTCTTTATTATTATCAATAGATTTTTTATAATCAACGGTTGGTGTCCATCCCATCCAATGATTTAAATTTTCTTTATAATGAATACCAAATAATCCAACTAATATTTTCATAATAATGGTGAATTTAATCCTGCTTTTTGAACTTCGTTATAATAATAATAACTGGCTCTATTTTTATCTAACTCTAAAGAAGTATTATAAGGTAATTTATTAGCATATTCTCCTTTAAAAAACATTCCACTTTTTGAATCTCCTACACCTGCATTATGTAGAATTTTATATTTAACTGAATCTGATATATCGCTTGTAGACCATCCAAAATCTAATTCTTTAACTACCTTCGTTTGATGTCCAAAGAACCAAGCATTGTAAAGCAATGACCACATACCAGCAGTCCATTTCTGTATTGGATAGTCATGTTCATGCTTAGGTTCATAATAAGGTTCTTTGTTTATAAAATATTGGTATAAACTAATTGAATCTTTCTCTACCTTATCCCAAAAATTAAAGTCTGTTCCTTTTACAATGTATTGTGCGCCTCCACTATGATCATTCATTAGTTTAGGAATTAGGCAATCAATGCCTACAATCCTGCACATATCAATTAACAAATCTTCACCTTTTTGCATAATATAGTCATAGTTAATATAACTATTTGTATCACTTAAATACCAAACCCTATCTTTTTCAAACTTTGAATAATCTGGTGTCCCTGTAAATACAATATCTGAATCATGCAAAAACAAAACTTCATCTTTTAAATGTGGATTAGATGCAAGATGTTGTTTCATAAGATTAAAGTAAATGGCAGGAATATAAATGCCATTTTCTCTTGTGTCTTTATAAAAAAAGAATCTAATGGTTGAGTAATGCTCTTGCAGTATTCTCCATTTCGTTAAATCTTGATCAGTAAATCCTAATACTATATCTATTTGATTAGGATTGATTCCATGCGACATGAAATTATTTATGACAGTTTCTATTTGCCATAAATAATAATCATTCGCAGGTTGACAACAGATATATCTCATATTAACTACATGAACCTTGTGGTAAACTTACACTAATAGAACCTCCCGCAGAAACAGTTCCTGACCTTGCGCATATAGTTGTACTAGCATTTGGTTGTAATTCTACATTTGTATTTTGTGTCCCATTACAAGATGTATAATCATAGAAACCAGAATTTTCCGAATCAAAATTAATTAAAGTATAATTTTGACAATTAGGACCAGCAGTTGTTGTGGTTGTCGTAGTTGTTGGTGCTGCAGTAGTCGTAGTGGTTGTGGTTGTATATCCACAAGCAGGATCGTTATAAGCAATAACCGAATTATAAGTTCCACAAGATCCATCTGCAAAAATACCAATCTTATTAAAGTCTGGTGCGCCTCCACAGAATTCTCCAATATAAGTACCATAAGGTTGACAAGTTGTTGTCGTAGTTGTGGTAGTTGTAGTTGTAGTTGGCAATGTGGTAGTTGTAGTCGTAGTTGGTAATGTTGTAGTTGTAGTCGTAGTGTAACCACAAGCAGGATCATTAAATGCAATTACAGATGTATATTCTCCACAAGATCCATCTGCAAATACACCTATCTTGTTGTAATCTGGCGCACCTCCGCAGAATTCACGAATGTAAGTACCGTAAGGCAAACAAGTAGTAGTAGTAGTTGTAGTTGTAGTACAAGAAGTCGCTATAATACTATTAATCTGATTTGAAAAATTACTATGTGTTGCTCTTTGTACATATCTAATAATGCCATCGCCATTTACAAAATAGTAACCTGTTGTGTAATTAGTTGTTGCAAAGAATGGAATTGGATTAAAAATTGAACAATCTCCAGTATTAACATCATAACGCAAGAAAGTATATCTTGGAGGTAATGTAGTTGTAGTTGTAGAAGTAGTTGTTGTATATCCACAGGCAGGATCGTTGTAAGCAATTACAGAAGCATATTCACCACATGAACCATTTGCAAACACTCCAATTTTATTGAAATCTGGTGCGCCTCCACAATACTCATATAAGTAAGTTCCATAAGGAGGGCAGGTAGTAGTTGTAGTTGTAGTAGTTGCACAACTTGAATCAATAATTGTATTGATTTGGTTTGAAAAATTAGTATGAGTAGCACTTGTTAAATACCTTGTAATGCCATCTCCGTTAATAATCTTAAATCCATTTGCATAAGAAGTATATGCCCAGAATGGAATCGGATTAGATTGAGAACAATCAAAAGCACTAACATCCCAACGGAAATATGTAAATCTTGGTGCTTCAGTTGTTGTAGTTGTACTTGTAGTACTTGTAGTTGTAGTCGTAGTAGTTGATGTAGGTACAGTTGTAGTACTTGTAGTACTTGTTGTAGTCGTAGTTGGTAATGTCGTTGTAGTAGTTGTAGTTGTAGGCTCTGTAGTAGTTGTAGTTGTAGTGCCTAAAGTAATATTTCTAAAATCAGACATCAACTCAAGACTTGTTTCTCCAGTTGTTAATTCTGTTTGATAAGAATTAATAATATATCTTTTATCCCTAATAACTATCTTGTCATTTAATGAAAGTTTAGATAATAGGAATATCGGTAAAATTGCTTTAATCTTCATTAGTCTTGCCTTCTGATTAAATGTATTTGTTAGATATGCTGAATAATAATTATTAAATAAACTATTAGGCTCAACATTATTTGTAAAACTTGATTGCTCTGCTCCCCAATTAATAGTATTAACGACAGACGATACTAAAGTATCCTGCCCAAATAAATTATAAGTTGTAGCAGTCGATGTCGTAGATCCATCATTAAAATAAAATACTTGGCTTGAAGATAATGTCTGAATAGTCCCATAGTCATAAAGTATAACAGGCTTAGGAATATATGCAGTATAATCTGCATGAATTGAATAGCCTACTTGAAAATTAGTATTAGTAAATTTAGTAAATGGCATATTCTCAAATGGTAACTCAATAGAGTATTCATCACCATCATTGTCAACCTCATATTTCAAATCACCATAAGGTGTATCAGATTGAGATAAAAATGCAGTTGATATTAAATTCTCGCATTCTTGATATTTAAAATTAATAGTCTTATATGGATTTACTCTTTCTAAATCAATTTCATCTGATTGGCAATATTCAGATATATCATACGTTTGTCCTGCTGAATACCATTCCTCAAGTTGCTCAATATTATAGGTAACCCCATCAAAAGAATAACAAGTAAGATTGAACATTTTTAACAAACCACCAAAGAAATCTTCTGCTTTAATTTCTGGCATATAATCAGCCACATTTAAAGATGTCAATGTTGTTTGTGGTGTGTCTTGGGTTGCTATAACATTTGCAGTTGGAACAGATCCATTGTTAATTTCAAAATTATATTCAGATGTAAATGTTACTGAAGATAATGAAGAAATATAAAATGTATATTCTCCAGAATCAATAAATGGAACATTTAAAGTCAATGGTGAACCATCGGCAGTTGTTAGATTTGATTGCTCATTTAATTTTCTGCCATCTTTGTAAACTGAAAATTCAAATATTGTACCTGCTCCACTTGTAAAGTTTATTCTGATATATGAAAAATTAACAAAGTTAGGTGCAATAGGTTGAACAAAATTTAAACTGTTATTTGATAAATCAAATATACTTGATGTCCCTGTTGTACTTGATGTTAATTGAAAATCTATTTGATTAGCAAATCCTTTCTGCTCAAACTTGTCTGTATTCTTTAGCCAAAGAAAAGTATTTGTAAATTTTGGATTACTAAGAAATGAACCACTAAGTGTGATACCTAGTTGTAATGCAATAGATTCTAATATTTTACTAATCCTCATTGCTGGGAATAGATCTAAATGATAAATTGGAGTTGCAGTTTTACTTACATCCCAATTTGATTGGCTTGTTCCACTACCTCCATATTGCCACGCATTCTTTGAAGATATTAAAGGGAATTTAATATCATTGGTAACTCCAGAAGTTATTCTATTCTTAACAACTGCTCCAGAATAAGAAAAGTTATATCCAGAAAAATCAAAATCTCTTAAAAATCTATTTGCAAATTTATCCTTTAATGATATTAAAGAACCAAAAAAAGTTACTGTATAATTATCAATATCACCTTTTTTATAACTTGCCTTTTCTAATTGTATCTTTCCTTTTCTAAAAGTTAAAGTATCTAATTCTATGTAAGCATCCTTTCTTTTAGTAGCATTAAACCCACCATCTAAACTATTTTCATACCAATGTTTGAATACTTCATTATTGTTCTTTGTCGCAGGTACTGTAAATGATTGAGTAAAATCTGTAAAGACTTTAGATATATCATTTATATTTTGAATTGAACTATTGATTGAAATATTTTCATCCTCAAACAATTCAAGTCTTGTTGCTTGTCCATCATCCCCATAAACAAAAATGCTTACATTAATCATATTACATTATTTAATAAATTATAGGCATATTCAAAATCAATAGTATAATTGATATTCTTATCTTGAATAGTTGTCTTTAAATTCGTTTGATTTGTTTTCAAAGTTACAGGTTTGTTATCTAATAAGACAACTTCACTTAACATTAAATCTTGAATTAGATCTGAATAATTTTGAGGTACAAAACCTGTGTTTAAAGTAACTGTTTGCCTTGCATTAAAATTAAATGCTTTTGTTTGTCCTTTGTAGACATTATAATTATAAGCACTCGGAAGCAAATTATACATTGTACTTGTAACCGTTAATTGATTTGTCTGCGCCTTAAAGAATGTAAGGAACTGCCAACCACCAAAACGATTAATGAATGAACATTGCACTGGTGTATATTTAGGCTCGCAGACAGGTGTTACAGTAAATATTGATGAATAAGTCAATGTTGCACCTACATAATACTTTAAGGTTGTAATTGTGCCATCATTATAGTTTGCACTTGATGTCGTTAATGGTACTTTATACATATATTTGCCTGCACTTACTCCTGTTCCAAAGACAGGGGTAGTAATTACATTGTTATTACTTTTGTCCTTATATTCAACATCTAATTTATCTCCTAAAGCATTGTTAATTAATACGTTTACAAAAGGAATGTTGCCCAATGAATACTGTATTTCTTTTGTATTATCTGCCAATAGGCAATAATTATTTAATGGATTCGTTTGATTGTATCCTCCAATGTAATTATTATATCCATCAACACCAGCATAAGTAGTTGTATCAACTAAAGTATATACACCTGTAGATGTTTCTTTGTATCTTTTTACGGATACGTTACACCATTGACTGTTTGTGCTATTGCTCGAAACAATATTGTCAATGTATTCTCTTATGTAAGGTGATATATTATAAATCGTAGACCTTTGGTCATTAGATGCTACCTTCTTAGATAAGGTGTAAGTAGCAGTTGCAGGTATTGAATTAGGTGTATTCCAAAGAAATATCTCCAGTTTACTTCCAATTTGTGATGCTTCATTAATCTCTATTTGATAAGGAGATCTTGCGTATATTATCATTTTATTTTCTTTAATTCGTAATCAATAATGTAATCAATATCCATTGTAAATGCCTCACCTAATTCCCCATCAATATACTTTTTCTTTCCTGCTGCAAAAGGTTTGGTAAAAAATAAACTTGGTCTTAATCCAGCCTGGTAAATACTTCTTGTTATTAAAAATGCAGTTGATTTATATGAAACAAACTTACCACTTTTTTTATCTCTAAATTGTATTCCTTTTTGCTTAACCCATTTTTCAATCCCTTGTGTTAACCCACCTTTCCCAGTTTTATTTCCTTTACCACTTCCAAATTTAAATGGACTGTTAGGTGCTTTGGATGAACTGCTTTTACCTTGAACCCCTTGATCTTGATACATTCCATGTTCAGCCATGTTAAAGCCTACAATCGAATAATCATTTTCACTTACTATCTCACCTTTTAAACTATTATACAACTCCTTTGTGTTGTTCTTTCTGCTCTTAGATAGGTTAGACCTTGACTGCTGAATTACATAGTCCCTAAACCTTTTTATTAAAGCCTCTGTGTTCTTCAGTTTCATTAACAAATAGTCATGTCATTAGGAACAACAATATCGAATGTCAATGTCCAGCCTGCTACCTTATTTTCAAACCTATCTGTAAATGGCTCACATAATGGATCGCCTTCAATCTGAACTAAATTACTAAATAATTCCCCTCTTTTTAAACTGCTCACCAATCTTTGTGCAATGGCTAACTGGTCATTTAAGATGTCCAATAGATTATCATTTCCTTCAAATACATCTGTTGAATTTTCTTTGCTGACATCAACAAGATCCATAAATAAAATAGAAATATTGTAACTGCTTACAAATTCTCTTGGACTTGCATTGTTTACTATGATGTGGCTTAAAGGATATATAGTCTGTTTAACCAAATCAACTTCAAAGATGTCCCCTGTGCTAATCGTATGAACAAACCCTGTGTCTTTAATGTAGTTTCTTAACTTATCAATAACGTAATAAAATCCGTTCATTATCTATTTTGTTTAATCAATTTAATTTCTAATTCATTCTTCTGTTTTTCAAAACTTAAAAAAGTTAAGCATTGATTAATGGGTAGTTTGGCAATTTCATCAAATCTTCTAACATCGCCCTGTGATAAGGCATAGATTGAAGAATACCAACCCCATCTTTTCCCAAATTGTGCTTGTTCGCTGAACTCATTTGTTTGTTCTCCGCTAAAGAGTCCATCGTACTTTTCAATAATTCTCGACCTAAAGTCCAAAAAAAAACCTTGCTACTTAATACCACATCCATTGGTGCATTAAGCATTTGTTGTGCAAACTTATCACTTCCTTCGTAGTCCTCAATCAAGTATCTATTGCCCAACTTTTGTTTAATTGGTCTGTATAAAACTGCCATACTTCTATGACTATCTTCCCAATCAACTATGTATCCATCCAAGTCCATGTATTCACCAGAAGACATATCATTTAGATTAGGAATAAATCCAAACTCAGTTCCATTTAAAGTAAACTTTGTTATTAAGTCTGGAATCTTTTTAAACAATTCCGTAATCTTACCAACTGCATAATTTAGATCCTGTTGCTTCATCTTAGCAACCATAAATAAATCTATGTTGCAGAAAATCTGAACCATCTTTTGGTTTAGAAATGTGCCTTCTTCATTCTCGTTTGCAATCTTAACAAACTTCTGATATTGGCTTAATTTTATTTCACTTAAACTTGTTGGGATTGAAATTTTTACTTTCATAATGTATAAACGTAAATTGTTTGTTTTTGTCTTAATAAATATGATAGTTGCCTTGATTTGGATTATCTAAATGGTAAATGATGTTGTACCTAATCGCATCAATAATGTGATTCCAAGCATCAAGATAAAGTTTTGAAGCCTTATTTAAATAAACATAGTTGTTAAATTCTTTGGCAATATTTTGTGATTGAGGATCTACAATGATTTGAAAGTCTTGCATCCTTACAATACCAGATTCAATAGTACCTTTCTTTACAGGTTGTATGTTAATACCTTGATAACGCAGGTCATCTATAAGTCTTGGCTCTGCTGAGTCTGCAATGATTAAACCGTTATTACATTTCTCTTTAATTAACGATGCAAGAATATGTGTTTTTAATCCTCTTTCATAAATTACTTCCTTGACATAGATTATCTTTCTTGCTTTGTCAATGGCTACCTCTGCTAAAGCATCTGGATCTATTGAAAATCCAAAGTCCATGCCATAAGATGTTTGTAATTGATTTGGGTTAAACTCACCAAACTTCCAATTGGTAAATACAACACCTTCTGCCTTATCTAACCAACCACCTAATATTGTATGCTCATATTTCTTTGGATTGTTTTCTTGCAGGCTTTCAATTTGAGAAATAAACGAATTGGATAAATATTTCTTGTTGTCCTTGTAAGTTGTGTGAATGTAGGTAGTATCTTTTTTAACTCCAGAAGTACCAGCATCAACTCCTTTATTCTCAAAGAATCGTTTGTAGATAAAATGCTCTTTTGTTACAGGGTTTAGAATTAGTATAACTCTATTCTGCTTTGTGTTATGCCTAACCGATAAATCAATCTTATCAAATACATCTTCATCAACTAATTCTTCTGCTTCATCAAGGACAAAGGTAGTAACTCCAGCCAATGACTTTAAATTGGCAGTTTGAGTTCCACTACTTGTTTTAATACCCTTAAATATTATCCTTGAATTTGTTTGAGTATTAATAATCTCATCCTTTGTTATATAAAAATGATCCTGCAATCCTGCAGTTTCAATCTTGTCTGTAAACTCTGGAATGATTGACACATGAGCAGATGTTAATGTGTACCTTGTAAATAGTATTACATGACCAACTTCATACGTTAGAAGCAAAAGGAATGAGTTTAAAGCATACGATTTACCAGAACCACGACCACCTGTTATTACATAGTATCTTGAATCTGAATAAAATAACGGCTTATATTTATCATTTAGATTTATCACTCAAATTTTACAATATCTTTTATGTCGAAATCGTTAATTGTGTGTGTATTGTTTTGATCTATAACTTGCTTAGGCATACCATACCTGTACTGTAGCCAAGTCTTAATGGCATTGGTATCACCATCTTCAACTCTTTCCCCTAATTTTTGCCAAATCTTTTCTGGTACTTTGACTGCATCCATTGTTTCAATCAATGAAATAACTTCATCTTTCTTTAGCCTGCCAGAATTTGCTCTTGCGCCTCCCCTTTGTTTTTTTAATTCTTCCATTTGAAAAAAATTGAAATCCAAATTAAATCTCTATTAACTCTATTTCCTCTTTGACTAATTTCCAGTAGATCCTGTCATCAATCTTTAGTTTTTGCCCAATGATCAATTGAACTATGTACAATGCACATTGAATTGCCATTGATTTACTGCCTGTGTAGTACAGACAATTGATATAGATTATCCTTGCTCTTTCGTCAGGCTTCATTATCATGCTCCATGTACACTTTGCGTAGTTTGCCTATTGTATCTCTCCAGCATGAATCACAAGATGTCTGTGATAGGGTTACACCAAAGACATTATAATAAATGTCAGATAAATCTTTTTGAATCATTGGTGTAATTGTTTCATGATTAACTGCATAAAAATCAGTTAAATAATTATAGTCCTCAATTGATAAGCATTCTGGCTTATTGTAAGGGAACAACTTATTTAATACTTCTTTGCGTTTATCGCATCCACAATCAAACCCTATTGCTTCTGCTAATTTGTCAACTCCTGCTTTAATGCCAGTTGCTTCTGTGAACTTTTCTATTGAATCTCCAAGTCCTTTTGATGTTCTTTTGCCCATTGTTGTAATTTGTTTTTACAGTTTCTAATTGTATTATATATACTGGTAAATGAAATGCCAGATTCCCTTGACATTTTCCTCATTGAAATTCCCTTCTTTAAATATACTGAAAATAACATTTGGTCATAGTATTCCCAAGTTGCTATGTAATCAAAATAGGGTTTAGTAGATTCAATCATTAAATCTTCTCTTTCGTATTCTGAAATCAAATATTCAATTTCTTTTGTGAACTCTACCTTTTCTATTTTAACTCTTGATAAATCAGCCGTTAGACTTCTAAGTGTATAATAAAAATAAGCCTCGTTAATTTCTTTATTCTTTTCTAAAATCTTAATGTATGCTTCTTGGACTATATCTTCTGCGTAAGTGATCTCGCCAAATTTCCTAACAATGTTAATCCAATGTCTATGTCGTTTCGAGATATGATCTATTGAGTTCACTATCCTTTGAATTTTGCTAACTCATGATTTATGTACCAAATTGCTTTTTCAAGATCCTGTTTTTTGTTTCCTTTCTTGTCTGCTCT